TGTAGCGCGCAAAATCGCGTGCGACTCTGCGCAACATCACGTGCGAGCGTGCAACAGGCAGTTCCCGACCAACTTTGAAGCTCGTCTGAAAGCTGGACATTGGCTGCTGCACGGACTGGACTTCAGCGCGCGGTGGAGCGTCAGTGTGGGGGCAACGAACAAGGGAGCCCCCCATGCTTGCAAAGACGCCCACGGTCAATCCTGCTATCGAAGTCGGCCTGTCCGCTCTGCGCGATACGCTGGCCACGGCACAGGCCGCCATTGATCTGGCAACCGCGGACTTGGCCGAAGGGCGGCAGAACGCGGCGATCGGTGCGATTATCGATCTTGAGCGCCGCCTGCCGGAAGCAGTCACCATTCTGAACGCGATCCTCATATTCCACCGGCAGCAAGCGCCACGGTAACTCCTGCCCGACTGCGAAGCACGGATGGCGGCCATCGGCCGCCATTGTCGTCTTGGGCCGTGGGAGCCGAATCCGTGTCATTCCCCACCCCTGATGATTACCTCGCGCACGGATTTGGCCGCGCCATTCCCGCCCGCCGTGTAGGTCAATTCGGCCGTCTCGATCCGCGCCCATGAGAACAACTCCCGGACCTCAGGCACGTCGTTCAGTGTGAGGATGAAGCGGCCTTGAAGGCCCCTCAAAACCGACGCCATCTCGGTGAACTCATCCCGCCCGAACAACTCCCTGCCGTAGTAGTGCTCAGTGCCCCAGTACGGCGGGTCGAGATAGAACAGCGTGCCCGGACGGTCCCAGCGCTCGATGAACTGCCGCCACGGCAGGCACTCGATCCAGACACCAGCGAGGCGTTCATGTGCCGCCTCCAAGAGCGGCCCCAGCTTGCGCACGTCGAAACGGCCCGGTGCCTGGGTGTCGATGCCGAACACCCGACCGGCTACCTTGCCGCCAAATGAGAGGCGCTGCAGATAGAGGAAGCGAGCCGCACGTTCGAGGTCGGTCAGCGTGTCCGGCTCCTGCCTCAGCAGCCGCTCGAACTCGGCCCGGCTGCTCAGCTGCCATTTCAGCATGTCCATGAACGGCTGATAGTGCCGCTGCAGGATGCGGAAGAACGTCGCGACGTCGCGGCTGAGGTCGTTGATCGCCTCGGCCTTGGGCACGGCATGGCGCTTGAAGAACACGCCGCCCATGCCGACGAACGGCTCGCAGTAGGTGGTGTGGTCGGTTGCGGCGATGAGGTCCGCCAGCAGCTTCGAGAGCTGCTTCTTGCCGCCGATATAGGCGGCCACCGGACGGATCGGCCGCACCGTCTGCAGATCAGCATTCATATTGTGTATCGATCCAGAATCAGCGCCCATGCGCGCGCGGCCTCCCAAGGCCGTCGTGGCGGGCGATGTGGTGCAATGCTCGTCGGGCGGCTTTCCTGCCAGGGATCGGGCCGCCGGAGCCCTCGGGCTCCCCCGTCACGTCACCATTCAATCGTCGTCATCGTCCTTCGTCGACGTCCCGTCCTCCTTCGCCTTGATCTCGATGCGGGTGTGCCAGCCCTCGTCGTTCCACGTGTGCTCGACGGCTTCGGCACGCCACACGCCGGCGATTTCCTTGCGGAAGGAGCTGCCGGCGATGACGTCGGCCTCGGCCTGGGCGTCGACGCGGCCGAGGGCCAGTTCGAAATGGCCGTCGCCGGTGTTGCGCGTCAGGCGCCGCGCCTCGGCCTGAGCCGCCTTCTCGGCCTGCTCGTGGCCGGGCAGCGGGTCGCGGATGGTGAAGTCCGGGCCGTCGAGGCCAGTCGGTGCGTCGACGATGACGCGCTTGCCGGTCCGCTGGTCGATGTAGGCGGCCCGCACCTTGCCGTACTGCGCCCGGCCATTCGGGTTCACTTCCCAACTCGAGCAGTCGTTTTTCTCGATCTTGATGGCCGGCAGGAGCAGCCCGCTCGCCGACTTCGCCATGCCGCGCGGCGCCATGACGATGACGTTGCCCATGGGCTTCAGCACGGCGCCCAGGTCATCGGCGAGGCGCGTCAGAAAGTCGATCTCGCTGCTGTCGATGCGGGCCTTGTACGGGATCGAGATGCCTGCCAGCTCGGGAGAGACGCGGGCCGAGAGGCCGTTGCGGCCGGCGATGCGCTCAACGATCTCGCCCACCGTCGTGTTCTCGAAGTGCTCCCGACCTTCACCCTTCAGCTTGCGCCGCAGGTCGGCCGCACTCGCCTGCAGCACCATGGTCTCGCCGCCGCTCACATCGCCGGCGAGGCTCGGCGTCTGCAGCTCATAAAGCCCGATCAGCTGGGGGGGGCCGGTTTCCTTCCAGCCGGCATAGACCTCGATCGACGCCTTCTCGCGCGGCAGCTCCAGGGCATTGCCGGCATCGTCCAGCTTGAACGTGGCCTGATCGGACTTCTGGCCGGCCTCGTCACGCACGCTCGCCTCGATCAGGCGATTATAGAAGCCGCCCGAGACCTCCTGGCCGTCCACCTTCACGATGAGGACGGGCGTGAAGCCGCGCTGCGTCGTGCTGAAGACGTAGGGCATCTCAGCTCCACAGGCGCACGACGTCCTGCCGTGTCCTCGGCCGCGCCTGCGGTTCGGGCAGCTCGATCTCGACGCCCACCGGCAACATGATGCCGACGTCCGCGATATCGGGATTGAGGGCGAGCACCTGCTCGACGAGACCCTCGTCCTGCCGGCCGAAGGCCTGCCAGACGACGAGGTCGACGGTCATGTTCTCCCGCTCCACCTTGACACGCATCAGAACAGCCCTCCGAAGCGGGGATCGCCGCCGAGGGGAGCGATCCTGACGTCGAAGCCGACCTTGCGACCGATGCCGTTGTCGCCGATCCACTCGTGCTCCGCGCCGACTTCGAGAATGACCACGGTGCCGAACACGGACGCCGCCGCACCGCCGGCCGCCCAGCCGAGAAGATCGACCGGTTGGCCGGCCGACTGCGTCGCTTTGAGCGCGAGGTACTCCTCGTGCCCGCCGAACTCCTGGTGGAAGTAGAGGCCCTCGATCTCGAACTCGTCTTCGCCGCGGCCGGTGAACTGCCGCGCGGGACCGACGCCGAAGCGTCCCACCGCCGGCCAGTTCGCGACCGTCCGCTCGCGCAGGCGCTGCAGCGACAAAGGCAAGGACGCAAAGACATGCGGACCGAGGGCGAGCAGCGGGATCTGCATCAGTCGACTCCGTCGTGAAGAGCGCCGTTGATCGGCACCGGCCGGCCGCCGCCGGCCCGGCCGGAGACGGCCTGCACGCGCCGCGCGATGGCCTCTGCCTCGGCAACCGCCTGTGCCCCGCCGGCCCGGATGCCGGCAGCGAGCGTCGACATCATCGCCTGCCCGGCCGGGGCGAGATTGGTGCCGGCGAGCGTCGAGCGGATGGTGGCCCCGGTCTCGACGGCACTGTCGGCCGCTTCCTGCAGCTGCTGGGTGATGGTGGAGCCCAGCTTGATGTCGAGGCCAGGCCAATGGCCGGCACCGATCGGTGCGATGCCACGGCTCTCCCGGCCGAGGGGGCCGGACGGGCCGAAATGCAGCGTGCTGTTCCCCTGCAGCTTGTCGAAGGCGGCACGGCGGCGCCGCTCGCGCTCGTGGATCTGCGCCAGCACGGCGTTGCGGTTGCGGAAGCGGCTGTCATAGGCGTGATCGGCCTCGGCCGAGGCCTTGGCCTTCGCCTCGGCATCCTCGGCCGAGCCGCCGACCCAGTCATTGAGCCACTCGTTCCACTTCCGCCCGCTCAGCCAGGGCAGGCTTTCCTCAAGCTTTTTCTCGATGTTGCCGCCTGCACCGAGGTTCGCGGCGGGCTCGATCTGGATGAGGCCGTTCTCGCCCATTCGCCCTTCGAGCCGCGCCCGCTCGCGGTAATAGGTGTCGATCTTGGTCATGAGCCGCTGGAGGAACGTGCCGCGCTCGTCGACACGGCCCATGAGGTCGATCAGCTCCTGGACCTGCTCATTGATGCCGGGCAGCGCCCAGCGCCCCAAGCGGTCGCCGACTTCCGTGGCCAGCGTTTTCAGGCGTTCGAGGTGATTGGCGGTGGTCCCTAGCTCGATGTTGAGGTTCTTCTGTGCCGAGCCTTGCCAATTCGCCGGCGATTTGAGGATTTCAAGGTTCTTCATGATCTCAGGCAGCGCCTGACCGGCACGAGCTATCTCGTCCCACCACTCCTCGCCAAAGATCTTGATCGCAGCCGATGCCTGATCCGGATGCTTCTGCAGCCGCTCCAGCACGTCGAGCATGGTCTTGAGGGCGTCCGTTCGCATGCCCTTCTCGACCTGTCCGCTGGAAAGCCCAAGCATCTTCAGGCCTTGGCCCACTCTCTTCTTGCCGCCCGAACGTGCTGTCCGAAGCGTCGATGCGAAGGCAGCGAATCCCCGCGAAGCAACCTCGGGTACGATCGCAACGTTGTTCATCGCAGTCAGAAACGCGAGCGAGGTGTCGAACTCGACGCCGGCCGCTTTCGCAGCCGCTCCGGCGCGCTGGAACATCTCGACCACGTCCATTTCCTTCGCCGATCCGGAGTCGGAAAGGGCGTTCACCTTGTCGACGAACTGCTCCAGCTCTTGGTTTGTCCATTGGGTGGCAGCGCGGATCTTTGCGAGCGCCTGCGACGTCTGGTCGGCCGGCGCATCCCAGGCCGTGGCTGCGGCCATGGTGATTCGAAGGAACTCCGGCATGTCCTCCTTGGACACGCCGGTGGCGCCCGCTTCAGCAACGAGTCCGGCGATCTCCTCGCGGGAACGCCCATAGGCGATCGCTGCGTTGACGATCAGCTTTTCGATCTTCGCCAACTCGGCGGGATCGTCCATGCCATCGAGCTTCTTGCGGACCTCGGCCATTGCCTTCTCGAAAGAGATGGACTGGCCGACGGTGGCACCCGTGGCGAGCCGTGCGGCGTAAACGCCGCCTGCCGCGGCCAAAACGCCGCGCCCTCCGGCGATGATGCCGGGCGGCTCCTCCACGGCTGCTGCCGACGCATGTCTCGGCGCCCCCGACTGCCGTTGGTTGCGGGGTTGGCGCTTGTTGAGCTTGTCCAGCTCCTGACGGGTCCGCGCTGCCTCCTTGCCGGCCTTGCGGAGATCGTCCGCCAGCCGCTTGCCCGCGCGCGTGTTGTTCAGCTTCTTCGCCTCGGCGACGACGCCTGCGACCTCGCGCTTCGTGCGGAGCGACTCGTTGCCGGCACGCTTGAGCCCGCGCTCCAGCTGCTCGCCGCCGCGCGTCTTGCCGAGGCGGTCGGCCTTCTTCTTCACCCCCTGAAGATCCCGCTGCGCCCGCTTGGCCGGGCCGGCCAGCTTGTTCACCAGCTCCAGGAAGAGCTTGACGCGCATGTTGGACATGTCAGTCCTCCTCCCCGAGCGTCACCAGGGCGGCCTCGTGGTGCCACATGAGGATCTCGGGCACGCGCATGGCGAGGACGGCGGGCAGAGGCGTCATCAGCACATGCGCCACCTCGGCGACGAAGGCCGGGAACGCCGTCAGGCCTCGGTTCCGGTCTCGCCCATCGCTTCGTCCGCCAGCGCCACGACGTCGGCGAGGTCCGGGTCGTCCCGTAGCTGGCGCGGCAAGAAAGGGCGGCAGGCCGCCACGAAGCGCAGGTAGTCGTCGTCGCGCAGCCCGGCGACGACGGCCGGGTGCACGCCGGCCATGGCCGCGCGGGCGAGATCGAGCAGGGCATCCTCGTCGCCGCCCGAATCGACGATGATGCCCATGAACTGGATGCCCGACAGCGCCCGCACGGTGAGCTGATCGAGCCGTTCGCCATCGACCAGGAGCGGATAGTCCAGCGGCACCACGGTCGACCAGCGATCGGGATCCGCCGGCGCCACGACTGGCCCGGCCGGCGCGATGCGTGCGGCCGGCTGGGGCGTTGCACCGGGGAAGCCCGGCGGTGGCTTCACGGGCGTCAGATCGTCCTCGGCCATCAGAGGTTCGCCCCGATCATGTTGGCGATGCGCTGGGCCTGCCCGTCGCCGTCGACCCAGCCGCCCAGCTCGACGTTCCACCGGCAGATCTCGCGCGTGCCGATGGTGAGGACGTATTTCGAGATCGACTTGATCTCGTATTCCGTCCCGGCGAAGCCGCCGCCCTCGGTCTCGTCGGTCTCCGCGTTGAGGCGGCCGTACATGGTCGCCGTAACCTGTACCTCGCGATCAGTCGCCGACGTGGCGTATTCGTTGACCAGGGCGCCGAGGATGGTGAACTTGCGCCGGACGCCGAAGGGCGTCTGGAACAGCGCCAGCATCTCCGGCTGCAGGCCCTGCATCTTGAACGGCACCGCGCAGGGCTCGCGCGAGGTGGCGATCTCGATGGCACCATTGGCGCCGGCCGGCGTGAACGCCTCGTAGGTCTCGCGCTGCACGGGCAATTTGGTGCGGCCGAGCACGAGATGACCGTTGAGCGTCTGCCCGTTGGCGTCCTCGGCCAGAAGGTTGGCCGCGCGCAGGATGAGGAAGGGAAGCTTCGCCATGGGAGGTCTCCGTTGCCCGCGCCGTCAGGCCGCCTGCCGCTCCAGCGTCTGCAGGATGCCGTTGGCCAGCTCGGCGTAGTAGGTGAGGTTGCGGCGGGCGCCGAACTGCAGATCCTGCAGCGGCGCGGCGGGCTCACGGTCGTACTCGACGCGCAGGATACCCGAGGCGAGTCCCTCGTTGCTGTTGAGGTCACGCTCGAACCACGCCCTACCGCCAAGGATCGCGCCGGCCGCCTTCAGCTCGTCGAGGAAGTTGTCGAGCGACTGGATAACGGCGACGGCGAGCGGCACCGACAGGTTGCGGTCGAGCGCCCAGTAGAAGGCGTTGATGACGGCGTCGTCGATGGCGTCCGTCGTGCGCACCACGTTGACGAAGCGGTCGAGCGGATCCTGCGCGCAGGTCTCGTTGCCCCACAGGATCGAGCCGGCGCGGATCGTGGCGATGCGCTTCTCGTTGAGCCAGTTGGCCTCGCTGTCCGGCTCGCCGGTGTAGTAGCTGATCGGCCGCGACGGGCCGAGGATGCCGCCGATCGTCTGGTTGGACGGACTTTCCCACGGCCCGCCGATCTCCCGGTCGCGCTTGACGAACAGCCCCGCGACGCGGCCGGAGCCCGGCTGGTTGATGATCTGCGTACCGGCCAGAACCTTGACGGACGGGTGAAAGAGGTACGCCCGCTTGTCGTCGGCGAAGTCGGAGCGATAGGTGTCGGCCGCCTCCCTCGACGTGTCCGGCGTATCGAGGATCTTGATGCCGCGCAGGCGGTTGCAGATGCCCGTCAACTCGGCCGCCACCGGGTTCTTGGCATTGCCCAGGCGCTGACTGGTGTAGCCCGGCACGAAGACGAGTTTCGCGGGCTTCGAAGCCTCTTTGAAGGCATGGACGCCCGAGTTGTTGGCGCCCGAGCCGACGATGTTCGCGATGGTCGCTTCCAGCTTGTCCTGGTCGTTCGCCCCGTCGCCCTCGGCCACGCGCACGACCTGCAGTTCGGCGACGACGCCCTGGTCGTCGACAGCATCGAGCACCGCGTCGACGTTGCCGCCGGCGCCGAGCGCCGTGCGCATCTCGGTGTCGTTGGTGAACATGGTCGTCACCACGTTGAGCGGGAACTTCTCCGGGTCTGCGGCTGGCGCCACCACGACAGCGCCGAGCGTGGAATACTCGTTGACGGAGACGGGCCGCGTCGTCTGACCCGCCTGGAAGACGCGCGTGCCGTGGAAATATTCGGAGATGGGCATATCGTCCCTCGATCGACAGGTGCTTGACAGCGGACTGATCGACGGGAACGGTAGGGAGACAGCCAAACTGCAAGGCCCCGGACGCGCGTCCGGGGCCTTTTTTCGAAGGCGCAACGGCGAGGCCGTCCGCTGACGCAGGTGGAGCTTGACACAGCGGCCCAACTGGACTGAATGCTTGGAACTCCCGGGTCGGTTGGGCCGTTCTCCGGCAGACACCCCGCAGCGCGCGGGTCCCGCTAGGAGGTACTATGCCTGAATGTCCGTCGGATTCGGACCTCAATCTGCTGAAGACCGAAATCTACATGATGCCCATGGGCGGCGGCAGCAGGCTCCTGAATAGTGCCAGGATGCATTTAGAGAACGCGATGTCCCGCGTGCAACCGGACGGCGCGGCTCTCGATCTGAGAGACAACGTCCTCCGCGAGTGCGAGCGGCTGGCCGCGGCGGCCAACAGTCTGAGCACAAAAAAAGGGGATCACGTTGCCGAACTGCGAAAGGTGGCCAGCGATGCAGCGGATGCTCTGCGCCGCCACCTTTCTACGTTGATGCCGCTACCGGTGCAGAACAGTCTCGCCCCGGATTCGGCCGCATCCCCTGCTGACGATCGGGCATGAGATAGCCGCTGTCATGAACCGCCGTTCGCAAAAGCAGCATCAATCTGCGCGGTGGTGGTGATTGCCCCTGCCGTGATGTCCGCCAGGACCTGTGCCTCGATCGCGAACGCGTCGCGGATATGGGTCCGCACCGCCAGCGCCAGCGCCTCCATGTCGGCATTCGTGAGCGCCCGGAACTCGCCATCGGCGAACTTCCACGCGTCGCCATCCTGGCGCTCGCCGCGCTCGATCGCGAGCACCTCGGCAACGATCTTGCCCTGGCTTTCCCGGTCTGTGTGGACCGACCAGCCCGACCAGGTTGTGCCACCAACCTCGGCTTCCCAGCGACGCATGGCGGCATACTCGGCAAGGCTCGGCTCTGGCTGCGGAACGTCTTCGAGCTGATAGCTCTCGCGCGGCACGCCGTCGTCGTCGACCAGGACGGCCTCGCCGACGGGGACCTTGCCGGGCGGGATGATCGCCGGCTGGATCACGGCGAGGCCGGCGTCCGCCAACTCGGCCGTCGACCAACAGCGCTCAACGTCGAGCGTGTTGTGCTGGGCTTCGTCGAGCCAGCCGTCCCAGCGTTCCCACACGCCGTTCTTCAAGATCGCAAGCGCCATCGTCAGCTCCAATCGATCAACACACGGCCGTGGCCACCCCAGCCCGTCCCCTCAAATGAGGTGTAGACCGGCGACCCGCCCGAACCCACCGTGACCTGCATGGTTTCGCCGGGGACGGGCGCGCCGGGCTGTCCGGCCGTGACCGTAATGTCCGAATAGCCGCCAGAGCCACCGCCACCGGGTCCGGAATACGTGTTGTAGCCGTTTGCGCCACCCGAGCCGCCGCCGGGAGAGCCGGCGTTGCCCGACCACTGGCCGTGTCCCGACATGCCCGCCGATCCGGCGCCGCCGAACGGCGCGCTTCCGCCGGAGCCGCCGCCATAGGGCACGCCGGAGCCGCCAGGATTGCCGTTCTGGGTCATGCCCGCGCCACCCGCACCGCCTGCGCCAAACTGCCCGCCGGAGCTGAGCCAGCCGCGCTGACCCCCGCCGGCAGTGACGCTGCCCGCCGAGGAGGGCTGCCCGTCCACACCGGCATAGCCCTCGCCCGACCGCTGGACGCCGCCCGACGCTCCGCCGCCCCACACGCGACGGCGTAGGGTATTGTAGTTCGGGACCACGAACTGATAGGTGCCCGGCGAGGCGTAATCCGCCGAGCCCGGCACGACGCTGCCGCCGATGAGGAGGGCATTGACGAGACCGGGGATCATTACACCAGCCCCGCGATGCTGGAGCCGATCACGAACCCGCTGTGCAGGACCTGATAGGCGACGACGTTGGTCCGGCTGGCGCCGGTGTTCATGCTTGGGGCATTCCCGTTGGCGAAGCGCCATGCCGATCCGAACGCCACCGTCCTGCCGCCTGTCGTGTCCTGCTGAAGGACGATCAGGCCGGTCTGGCCTGCCTTGGCATTCGTCGGGTTGCCGATCGTGATGTTGCCGCCGAGCACGTTGTGGAAGTTGAGGCCTGCGCCGAAATTCGGCGCGTAGGTGCCCGCCGCGAGCGTCGAGCCCCCGGCGCCGGACAGGCCGACGTAGCCGGCCGCCGCCCAGACGCCGTCTGAGGTCAGGACCGTATTGGCCGTGCCCGCGCGGAACTGGGCCGCAGTCGCCTTGTGACCGGCGTGCCAGATGGTGTTGCCGTTGAAGTCGACCGTGCCGTTGGCGCGAAGCGAAATCGTGCCCGCAGGGACTGCGGTCCCGTTGCCATCGTCGACATAGACCCGCAGGTGCGCATCGCCGGTGTTGCGATCCCAATAGAACAGCGCGCGGTTGTTGCCGGCAGGATCCTGCAGCCAGACATGCGCGTTGCCGTTGGTCGCCGCTCGGGCGGCCAGCCGGTCAGTGGCGAGCAGCGGCCCGGACAGACTGCCGCCCGAGGTGTTGAGCTTGGACGCCGGGTCGAAAGTCTGGGCGTCCCACATCTGCCGCCACGGCTGCCAGGCGCCGTTGATGCAAAGGCGCTTCCAGCTCGCCCCGTTGCTGTGATTGAGGGCGGTCGCGATCTGCTCGACGTAGAGGCCCGAATTGCTGTGCCGCTGAACCTGTACGTAGTACCAGGTGCTGCTGCCTGCGCCGGTTGGCCCATTTGCGAGATTGCTGCCGTCGTAGAAGCCGGGCGTCGTCAGAGCATCGAGGTCGGTGCCCGAGATCGCCTTGGCCTTGCCGTAGGTGAATTCTCCCCCGACCGCCAGATTGCCGGTGATCGCGCCGCCGGCGACGTCGAGCTTGCCAGCAAGCCCGTTGATGATCGCCGCGACATTCTCCGCCTGCAGGTGGGACGGGAACCGCGCGTCCTCGATGGTGCCGGAGCGGATGTCGCCGGCGGCGATTTGGGCCGGCACCCACACGCCACCGACCAGCTTGAAGAACATGCCGTTGGCGGCCTGTTGAAGGTCAACCCCTTGCAGGGCGCCGAGCTGGTGCGAGTGATCGGAGGCCGCCTTGCCCTGCAACGCCGTCACGAGACCGACGATGTGCTCGATCTGGTGCTCGTGCTCCAATGGAGCCTTGCCGAGCACGGCCGCGATAAGCGCGCCGACGTCGCCGTCGATCTGCGACAGCGCCTCGATGAGCCGCACCACATCATCCCGGAGCTTGTTGCTCTGGTCCGGCAGTGCGTAGTTGCGGCTCTGCGTGCGGTTGTCGATGACGTCTGCCATGTGACCCTCAGACCGAATAGGCGCGCAGGCGGGCGATGGACGGGCGGGCGCCGGGGCTGCCTGTCAGCGTGATGCGGATGCGCCCTTGCTGGGCGGTGAAGTTGGTCCGCTCATAGCGAGGCTCGGTCCAGCCACCGCCGAGGACGCCGGCGCCGGCCGCCGAGAGCGGTTGCCAGTTGTTGTCGGTGCCGTCCACGTGGACCGCGACCGCCGAGCCGGCCGGTAGCCGCGCCGCGAACAGGGCCGCGACGCGCACCGCATTGCCCATGTCGAATGCGCGGGTGATGTAGGTGCCGGAGGGGCGGATGCGCCCGCCGACGAGCGTCGTGCCCGGATAGAGGATCGGCGCCACCTTGGCCGTGCCGGTCAGCACGGCCCGGAGCGTGACCTCGCCCGTCACGAACTCGCTGAACGCGACCCCCTGCCCAGGCGCCAGCGCAATCACGGTCGAGCCGCTGACGAGCTCGTAGCGGAACCGGGCGGCGTCGCTCGGGATGTCGACCGTGCCGCGTACGAGGACGTCGCTGATCTGCTGGAACTCGCCGGTCCACAGGTCGATCGTGCGGCTCGTGGCGGTGAACTTTGCCGCGACCAGCTCGAAGTGCATCGCCGTGTCCTGGTGCGCCGTCCAGGCGAGGCGGTTCACCGATGAGAACAACGGCGCGACGGTGTACGGGTGCGACGAGACGCGCTGCTGGGTGAGCGGATCGACGTCGCCGAGCCGGGCGATCGCTACGGCATGGTCGGCATCCGCCGTCAGGACGACAAAGCAGAACTGGCGGTCGGCCGGCAGGAAGACGGGTGTGCGGAAGCGCGCTTCCACCAACTCGCCCACCTCGACCGTCTGCATGTTGACGAAGGCCTCGGCGAGCACCTCATTGGTCGGATAGCCGTTGAGGACCGTGGAGAGCTGCACGCGCACGCCGTTAGCCCGGTTGCCGATCGCGGTGAAGCGGAAGTTGATCCCCGCGATGTGCCGCGGCTCGGGCAATGTGAAGGGCTGCGCCAGCGGATCCGACGAGCCGCCTTCGCCGCTCGACTGATCGGCCCCCTGCTGCTGCTGTGCCTCGGGCTGGCGGATCACCACGTTGGTGATCTGGTTGACCACGGTGATGTTGGTGATCTGCACCGGATCGGGCGCCGCCCGCGCCACCAGCGTGACGCGGCGCATGGTGTTGATGTCGACCGTGCCCTCGCCGACGAAGATGGCTTGGGCGAAGCCGCCGGCGGCGCCCTCGGCGCGCACCATGCGGCGACCGGCCGGCATGTTGGCCGGGATCTGGAACGAGACTATGAGCCGCCCGTCCGGGCCGGTCGTCTGCGTACCGGGCGGCTTCACGTCGACGCCGTCGAAGTCGAGCTTCGACAGGTTCTCGTTGGGCGAGAAGCCCTCGATCGTCGCCTGGATGGGGATCTGGCGCAGGAACTCGGCTTGCGTGCGCTGGATCTCCACCACCTCGTTGATCGTGGTGGAGCCGGGTGGCGTGTCGGGCGCGGCGGTGAACTCACGCGTCACCGGCGAGGTCCACTGCGTCTGCACCTCCGTCCAGAAATCCGCCGCCGGCTCCAGCACGAGGGCGGCCGGCATGGCGGTGAAGTTCATGTACGGGTTGATCTTCATCGACGAGGTGCGCAGCGGCTGGCTGACGATCACCTCCTCCGCCCACGGCAGGGTCTCGATCGCCGAGCCGGCCCGCTGCATCAGCACATTGTCGATGGCGAGCTGCAGCACACCGCGGTTGATGGCGGCCGTCTGCACGGCGCCCTGGTCGCGGTAGAAGTCGTCGACGAACGCATCCGTGAAGATGCCGCGCTTGGCGACCGGCTCGCGGGCGAGGATGTCGCGCTCGGCCTCGGAGCGGTCGAAGGTCTCCAGCACGTCGATCAGCCGGCCGAACAGGCGCCGCTGCTGGTCGAAGGTATAGTTGCGCGTGCCGTTGTTGATGACGGTCGGCGCGCCGAACCAGTTGTGGTGCACCTCGGCGAGCTTGAGCAGCGAGGTCGGTGCGATCGGAGGCAGGCCGCCGTTGCGGGCGCTGATGCCGCGCACGTAGGCCGCGCGGCCCATGACGTCCATGCAGATGAGGTCGATCCTCGGCACCTTGGAGGTGTAGGAGACGAGCACCGGCCGGCCCTGTACGCCACCCGAGACGGTCACCTCGCGGTCGGTCACGTTGTCCGGCACGACGGCGACGTTGTAGAGGTAGGTGACCTGATAGGACGAGCCGGGCGCGGGCTCGGCACCGCCGGGCGCCCAGGAGACGCCATCACCGGCAAGGGCATAGGTGGACGACGCGAAGGTCGTTCCGCCCTGCACGACGCTCTCGATCTCCACGACCGCCGGGAACTGCAGCGGATCCGTGCCGCCGGCCACCGGGCCGCGCACGAGCGTCTCCGTCACGCGCTTGACGACGATGGCCGAGGTGACGGCCGCGATCGGCGGACGCGACACCGCGACGATGGAAGAGCCGCCGGTCGGGCCGGTGAATGTGTGCGGCTCGGCCGCGATCGGCTCGAGGTCGGGATCCTCGGGCACGGCATAGCGCAGCGCCGTCTCCCTGATCCGCTTGAAGCCGCTGATGTTGGCCGTGCCGGCCGCGATCGAATAGACCTGATCCGTGCCGATGCGGCCGAGCGGCGTCACCTCGCAGCCGTCGACGATGTAGTGCCCGAGGGCGTCGTAGTCGTAGCGGGCGATCTGCTGGATGACGCCGGTGAGCGCCGGCGGCGGCATCTGGTCGATGACGGTGCCGTCGCGCAGCACGTAGACCGAGATGAATTCGCCGGGCTGCTCGTCATCGGCAAGCGCCCACACGAGGTGCTCGGCGACGCGCGCGGCGCCGGGCTCGCCCTCGCCCTCGGTGCCCGGATGCAGGCCGACCAGCGACGGCTCATCGTCCTCGGTGACAACCGTGCCAATCAGGCGCACGCCGACGCGCACCTCGCCGGTCATCGGCACGTCGGTGAGGACCGCCGCCTCGACGGGACGCACATCGCCGGCGACATAGATGCGGCCGGCGGTGAGCGAGACGGTGCCGGCCTCGGTATCGACGATGATATCGGCCCCCTCCTGGCGGTCCCCGTCCTTGGCGATGAGGTTGCCGATGCGGCGCACGCGGCGCTCGCCGAGCGACTGGATCTCGTTGATCTCCGCCGCCTGGGCGATGCGGTCCTCGCGCATGACCACGCGCGCCCAATCGGGATGGTCCGCCGACCTGTCGTAGGCGCCGGGGACACCGGAAGGATGCTCGTGGGACATGGTCGCTCCTCAGAAGCGCAGGACGGCCCGCACGCGCTCGCGCACGGTGCGGCCGAATTCGATGGAGACAGGGGTTTCGGCGACCACCGGCCCGGCCGGGACGATGCCGCCTGCCGGCAGCCACCGGGCGCCGGGCGCAAAGCCGGCCGCGGGGACAGCCGAGAGAACGAAGCCGACGCTGAATGCCGTCGAGCCAAAGCCGTCGCCGAAATCGGTCATGGCCTCGACATAGAGGCGCGTGGCACCGGAAAGCTCGACCGCATATCGGTTGCTGCCGATGGCATAGATGCCGCCGGGTGCCGGCCGCACGGGCCAGCGAGCGCGCGCCCGGCGATAGCCGATGACGGCGCCGTCCGCGTCGCGGAATACGGCCCAGGCGGTGCCGGCCGGTACGGCCGCCAGCATGGCGACGGAGCGTGCGTGTTCGGCGTCCGAGGTCCAGGGCGCATCGGGCCATGGGATATCGTCCCAGCCCAGCTCGATCTCGCCCGTCGGCTCGATCCAGACGCCGAGCGCCTGCAGCTCGGCCTGGGTCATGGCGTGGTCGATGTCGTAGGGCCGGCCGAACGACCATTTGACGTCCGACTGCGGGATGCGAGCACCCGAATAGGCGCTCCAGAGCGTCTGCCCCCAGCGCGTGCGGCCCCATTCCAGCGCCCGGACGTCGTAGCCGTGATAGCCGCGCCAGAACGTGGAGCGCTTCGGCAGGGAGAGCGTGGTGACGCCGTCGATACGGATAAGGTCCGCTTCGTTGTCCCGCACCCGCTCGAGCGCGATCTGCAGCACGTTCCAGAAGCGCCGGCGCGGCGGCGCCTCGTCGAGAGCCGCGCTGTATCCGAGCCAGCCGAGCGCCCGGAATACGGAGGCCGGCGTGCCGCGGACCCGCTGCCAGTCGATGCCTTCGTCGATCAGCTCGTACAGGTTCGGAACATAGGGCTGCAGCTCGCCGAGCCCGTATTCGTAGACGAGGAACGGCAGCCAGCTCGGTGGCGGGTTGCCGAGCTTCAGCCGCCGCATGGCTGTTACATTGGCCCCGACCCGCTCATAAACGTCCGTCGATGCCGAGAGCGTACGCTCCAGCGGGGTCGAGCTGTCCGGCTGAAGGTGGGGCAGCTCCATCAGTAGTCGCGCCCCCGGTTGTTGAGCTGGATCTGCCCGATGGCGAGCGCCTCGTGCGGCTCGGCCCGCACGTCGGCGCCGGGCTGCAGGAGCTGCACCTTGTAGACACCGGTGCGCATGAGACGTGCTGTCGCCCAGGCGAGCGTCAGGTCGAAGCCGAGCCCGGTCTCCGTCATCCATGCTTCGCGCAGGGATGCCGACAGGGTGCCGAGCACCGTGTCGGGCGTATCAGGCAGCAACCAGACGTCGGCCACGATGTCGACGACGTTGAAGATGGCGGAGCGCACGACGATCGTGTCGTTGATCAGCCTCACCTCGTCGTCGTTCAACGCGGCCGAGACCTGCGCAAGAAGCGCGGCATCGGCGACGCCGCTGTTGTCGGCAGCGTAGACGGCGACGAAGATGGTCGGATCCCGGCCGACCCGATAGACGCGGGCATCCGCCACGCGCAGGGACGCGGCCAGGGCGACGCCCCGATAGCGAGGCGCGGTGCCACCGGTCGAGCGGCCCTGGATGGCGAGAATGACGCGCAGGCGAAGGCGATCGTCCAGCTCGCCCGGAAGCCGAACGACGTCATAGAAAGCGGCGAGATGGTCGAGATCGGAGCCCTTCGCAAAAGCGAGCAGGCTCGCCCGCACCGCCTCGTTGATGCGCTGGCGCACGAGCAGCTCGCGATAGGCGCCGGTCTGGAGCGCGATCGTGACCGGCTCCGACTCGAGCAGGACCGTGTTGACCGAGGGCAGCTCGGGCTTGGCGAGCCGCAGTTCCTCCCAGCGGCGCGTGAACTCCTGCGTCGCCGCGTCGAGGAGCATCTCGAACTCGAGCTCATCGATCGCCTGGGGCGGCGGGAGGGCGGCAAGGTCGATGGCGGTGATGCCCATCAGGCCGCCTCCCTCACGAGGCGCAGGCCCGTATCGGCGGCAAGCGCCACCTCGCGCTCCTCGCTCGTGCTGTAATCGCCGAGATGGCCGTTCGGATAGAAGACGCCGGTGATCTCGAAGGCGAAGACGCCATCAGCGCCGGCGCGGATCAGGCGGATCGTCCTGAGGCGAAAGCCCGGCTCCCACTGGCGCAGCGCGGCCGCGATGGCAGTGTAGACGCGCATGATGTTCATGGGCGTGGCATTGCGGTCCTGCAGGTCGAGCGCGGCCGAGCCGAAGGCGCGGCGCATCACCCGCTGGCCCACGCGCGTTGTGAGGATCTTGCCGATCGACTGGACGCAATGATCCCAGCCAGTCAGCAGCTTCCCCGTCTGCGCATCCATGCCCACCCGCACGGGATCAATCCTTGCGCTTCGTGGTCGGCGTCGCCGCCGGCCGCTCGATCACGCCGGACAGCAGCTCGTATTTCGCCTCCGCCTCGGTGAGGCGCAGCTCATGGCCGACCTTCGGGCGGACGGCACCGTCGATCTTCTCGGCCGGGATCTTCCGGCCGGCGACCCACCAGCCTGCCTTGTCCGTGGTGCGGAACAGCTTCGTCTCGGACATGCGTCTCTCCTCACTCGTCGATCAGGAACCAGCCCCGCCCGGTGGTGGCGTGGCCGCAGTTGGCGAGATGGCCGGCCCGGCAGACCGGCACGCCGTCGATGCTCATCCAGGGCGATCCCTGCGCCATGATCGGAGCGGTGTGCAGCGGTACGAGCGGCAGGTGCGGCGTGACGGGATCGCCGCGCAGAACGACGAGCTGGCCCTCGACCGAGAACCAGTCCTGCCCGCCGGCGAGCTGGGCGCCGCCGGCGATGTCGAGGGCTTTGACCGCGATCCCCGGCATCAGGCCTTCACCCCGCGGAACTGCTGCGCCATGAGCGTGACGGCGGCATCGGTGAGCACGAAGGAGGAGGCGCCCCGCTTCAGCTCGATCCGCTCGGCCGTGACGACGAACACCGTGTCGGCGACCTGCAGCTGGATCTCGCCATCCTTGATGGCGATGGTGGCGTTGCCGATGGTGATGATCTCGCCGTGTTCCTCGGCCGAGCCGGGTGAGGGAAAATCCTCGACGTGGCCGCCGGGCAGGACACGAGAGTGCGCACCGATCTCCCCGCCGGGCGACATGACGATGGCCGGCTCGCCCTTGCCCATGCGGGTGTAACGCGAGACGCCCTGGCCGTTCTTGCCGGCCGAGGCCGCCTGGGCGAGGAACGGCGAGACGAACGGCCCGCCGGCGGCGCCTTCGTCGTCAAAACGCACCTTCACCTGGGCGCCCCTGGTCTCCTCGACCGTGCCGACCAGGAGGAGCGCCCCGAGCCGGCGCTCCAGCGCCGCGACGCGCTTGCGCAGATCCCGCTCGCCGCCGCTCATGTTCCGTCTCCCGCCGTGCGGGGCGGCTCCGGCTCCCCGTCGCCGATGGCGATGCCGTCCGGCGTCCACCGATTGCGACCGGTCTCGATCGCCGCCTGGATGGCCGGCCGCGCGATATGGGCGTCGAGCAGGCGCCACTTCGTTTCCAGCAGCGCGATCGCGACGGCGTGCTTGTTGCTCTGCTCGGAGACGGCGACGAGTTGGTCGCCGATGTCGGCGGCTTGCAGCTGGCCGAGCCCGACATAGGGATCGAACATCAACTCGACCGTGCAGCGATCGAGGAGGCCGAGCGCCGCGAGGTCGGCCGACGACAGCTCGGGGTTGGCGCGCCCCTGCCGGCCGGCGACGACGACGATGGCGACGGAGACGTCGAGGTCCAGGCCGCCGTCTTCCCGCTTCACCGGTTTGCTGCGCATGAAGCACACCCGCGCGGTCGGAGCGCGTGTCGAATCGTTGACCAGGTCGGCGAGGTCGTAGCGGTCGAGCTCGACGCGCACCTCGGTGAAGACGGGCCTGTTCGCCTCGTCTCGCGCAGCACGCAGCTTGCCTGCGACGGCGGTGAGCAGTGCGGCCACGCGGCTCATTGGAAGAGCCTCCGCAGATAGCCGACGGCCGCGGCGACCAGCTCGGCGCGATCCTCGACCGACAGGCCGATGTAGGGTCGGGCCGGCATGGTGACCTTGCGGGTCATGATGAACTGGTTGCCGATGCGGAAGGCGAGCGCACCGGCCGAGCGCGGCTTGATGGCGCCGCCGTGCTGGTGGATGGCCGCATAGACCAGGCCCGAGCCGACGATGGCCGCGTTGCCCGAGACGGCGTAGTCGATGGAGCGGGCGAGCGTGCCGGTGCGGTGGAGAATCGGCGTGCGCCGCTCGGCGTTCGGTTTCCAGGCCGAGCCGTCCGGTGCCGGCCCGCCCGAGATCAGCCGGTCGACCGTTTGTTCGCGGATGAGCCGGGCGAGCGCTTCGAGCAGCGTCTCGCTTTGAAGCGGGTTCAAACGCGCGAGAACCGCCTCGATCGTGCCGAAGCCGGAGAGGTCGAGGCGGACGGTCAGCGCGCTCACAGCAGCCCCCCGCCGGTCGGCCAGCGCCGTTCGTCCGTGAAGAACGCCGCGCCGCTATCCGTCTCGGCCGAGTTGGGGCCGCCGCCGATGGAGATCTGCGCCGCCTCGAGTTCGGCGATATCGACCTTGCCGTCCGCCAGGGCCGTCAAAAAGGCGATGCGGATCTTGGCGCGCTTCTCGATCTCCTCGGACATGCGGTCGGCGGCCGGCGCCAGCTGCCAGCAGGCGAGGTCGATGGCGCACTGCTGGATGATGGCCGGGATGACCGGAAGCGGCAGCCGGTACCGCTTGCGCAGGTACGGGTCGATCATGGCGGCAGCGGCCGTGATGGCGCGGCTGACCGCGACGTCGATGTCGACGTCGGCCGGCACGAGCGTCTCAAGGTGGCGCGCGCCGTAGATCGCCTCGATGTCCTGCCGGCTCGCGTACACCGCAATACCTCCGCAATGGTGGGTGCCGGCTTTCCACCGGCTCGGCCGCTCCTCTCCCGGCTTGGTCCGCTCGATCCGCGTCGAGGCCGCGCCTACTCGGAACTCCCGCCCAGCGGCCCGGCCTTCACGCTCCGGTTTGTCCCGCTGCGTTGCCCGCGGTTCCTTTCGCTCGGGATCTCAGTCTTCGTCGGGGTCGGGGTTCTTCGCCGGCCGCACAGTGAGCTGGGGGTCGGCCAGGATCGCTTCCCACTGCGCCTCGGTGAGATCGTCCAGGGCGAGCGGGGTGCCGGCATGGGCGAAGTCGATGCCGGCACGGCGCCGGCCCTCCTTGGCCACCGCCGACACGATCACATGGAGGCCCTCGGGCTTGGTCGGGCCGATGGCCTCGGCGGGCTTTTGCGCCTTCTCGGCGCCGGCCGCCGGAGCCTGCTTGCTGTTGGGTTTCGCGCTCATCGGGTCACCTTGCGAACTATCGGGGAAGGGCTGGCCCGGCGATCAGCCGAGCCAGGGCGCCACGACCAGCTCGACGCGGCCGTAATCGAGGTTCGACTCGCCGCCCGCGAGGTTCTGTTTCTTGACGATGGCCTCCGCCTTCGAGCGGTTGCTCGGGCCGACGAGCAGGACGTCGGGCGTGATGCTGAGCGGCGCGCCGTAGTCCGCCTTGAGGAGCGTCATCGCCGTGAAGGCGGCGGCGAAGTTCGCCGGCGTGAGATCGGCCTTCGAGCCGAAGGCCGTCTGCCAGAAGCCGAAGCCGCCCGTGTTGCGGCTGTCCGCCCCGTAGATGAACTCCTTCTTCATGAAGACGTTCGGATCATCCGGGTTGTCGAGCGCTGCGAACACCGGCGCCTGCCGGTTCTGGAAGATCAGCGGCTTCAGCGCCTTCCGGGTGTCGAGCAGGAACCACGGCTCGGCGGTGCCGGCCTGGACGTTCGAGACGGAAACGAATGAGCCGTTGGCGTCGAGAACCGGATGGTCCGTGTCGAAGAAGAACTGGCCGTCGAAGCAGTTGGTGGTGAACCCTTGCTTGAACAGGCTGAAGATCAGTTCGTCCGGCTGGCGGCCTGCGGCGTCGCCGAGCATGCCCATCAGAGGGCGATAGAGGCCATATCGATCGTCGAGGATCGAGTTGCGCCCGACCGAGACCGTGTCCTCCCAGTCCTCGTTGACGAGGCGGTAGCTCGAGTCGGCAACGTTCTTGATCTGGCGCTCGCCGATCCATTTGCGCATGCCGGGGATCTGGTTGAGCCACGGGTACAGCTCCTCCGACGTGGTGGACGGCACCTCGGTCGCGAAGCGGCCCCACATGGGCTGCACTGCGCCGAGGCCCGCCTGAAAGTTGGCGCGGTAGCCCGTCGTGAGCGCCCGCAGGTTGGCCGAATTGATGTCCATGGTCCGTCCTCACGATGAAGGGTGGTTGCGGGAGGTGGATTTGAACCACCGACCTCCGGGGTATGAGCCCGGCGCGCTACCGCTGCGCTATCCCGCCGAAGCTCAGAGGGTCTCGACCCAGACGCCGGTGGGCTCGATGTCGAGCACCTTGCCGGCCCTGGACCGCGTGCCCGCCCCGTCCGTCTTGGCGACCGTCTCGTCGTCGACGACGTAGCAGTCGGCCAGCAGGTCGGCTTGGCCGATGGGATCCGCGGCGGCGTTCTTCCATTTGAAGACGCCGCGGCGAATGGTGATCGCCTTGGCGCCCGCGGCACCGTCGCTGTTGTCGACGGTTTCCTCGGCCCGGCCGGCCGCCGTCAGCTCCGCGGCGGTGGCGCCGGGGACCGCATGGCCGCCGTCGACGCACACGAGGGCGCCTTGCTGGATGACCGTGGCTGCGGCGACAGGGATGACCAGAAGATCAGGCGCACGCGTGATGGTGTTGCGGGGTTTGGCGAGGGGCATCGGGGCAGGCTCCGGTTGCGGATGGTCGCGGCGTCAGACGCGGCGGGCAGCGAGGAACGCGGCAGGCTCGATGCCGAGCTTGGCGGCGATCTCCTTCTCGGCGTCGCTGAGCTGGCCCGCGGCGCCGGTGCTGGGATCGGCCGTCGCGGTCGCGGGATCCACGCCGGGCGGAACGACCACGGGCATCGCGTCGATGGCCGCCTTCGTGGCGTCGTAGTTCGCTCTGGCGAGGGCGACATAGTGGTCGCGGGCGGCGGGGGCGATCTTGCCGGCCGTGACGGCCTCGTCGACCAGGGACGAGCAGCGGGCCGCCTCGGCGGCATCCCTGGCGGCCGCGATGGTTGCCTGCGCCTGGGCCAGCGCCGCCGCCGTCGCCTCGTGCTGTTCCTTGGGCACGTACTTGTCGGGATCGATGGCCGACAGGCGCGCGATGGCGCCCTTGGCATCGTCGAGGGTCGCGGTGTCGGCGAGGCCGAGCGCCGCCAGCAGCTCTTTCAGCATTGGGTCCTCCAGATGAGCGGATGCGACGGCCGGCATGCCGAGCGCCGGCGAGGTGACGAGGGCGGCGCCCTTGAGGAGACGGGCCGTCATGCCGTCCTCCTCGCGCCAGAAGGTGGGTGAGATGTAGCGATAACGGCGTGCCTGGAGCGCCTCGACGGCATCCGGCAGCCATTCGACACGGCCGAACAACCCCTCGGGGCGTGCCTCGACGGCGACGATCCAGCCACGCGCCGGCTTCGCGCCGAGCATCATCGTGAACTCGGTCTCGTGGTCGAAGTCGATCGGCAGCTTCAGCCCGCCCGCCGTGAAGCCGGCGGCCAGCCGCTCGGGATCGAACGCAAAGACCCGTCCGTCCCGCGCCGTGACGCGACCGCGCGGCGTGAGCTGGATCCACTCCGGCAGCGTGACCTCGCCGTCCGCGGCGGCGGTGACAACCTCGAAGGCCACGCCGCCGGCGATCAGGTCGGCCGGGAGAATTTCGTCACGGGGGGTTGCAGTTCGCTTCGGCATGAGGGCACCATGGCGAAGCTGGCGGAACACAAGGCCCCGGACGCACGTCCGGGGCGTTTGCTATCCGGTTCGGCCGATGTTACCTTTCCGAAGCGGTCGAGCCATGGAGTGCCGTCCAGGTGACGTGTAGGGGTGCCGACCTACCGACCGCTTATCCCTCTTTCCCCGCCGCTTTCAGAGCCTTCTGAAAGGCATCTTCGCGACCGCGGTAAACGCTGTTGAGGAAGAGCTCGCCCGAAGCGCTCGCCTTCAAGGCGATCTTCCACGGGATGCCGGCAACGCGACGCCACAGCACCAGCTTCGGGCCGGTCACCACAACGTCCGGATTGTCGATGGCCTCCTGCACGATCGGCCAGAAGGCTGTCGTCTCGGGATGCTTCTCACGGATCTTCGCCGCGTCGGCCACGCTCAACGTGAGGGTGCGGCTCTTCGTGCCGAGCATCGCCGCCAGCTCGTCGCCGAGCGCGGCCACCGGCCAGCGCAGCCGCCCGGCCGGCGCCTGATCAGGCTCGAACCGGCGTCCATGGTCAAACCCTGCACCGTTCTCCGTGACATAGCGAAAAACCGGATCCGCCCGCAGGTGCCGGATCGTCTCGCGCCGGGCCTCGTCGCCCATACGGTCGAGCCGGTCGACAAGGCGGCGGCTCGCCATGCGCTCGCGCGTCCGGCCGGGGTTGCTCTCCCAGCCGGGATCGATACCGGCCGGGACAAGGCGCGACTCTCCGGTGGCGGGATTGGTCCAAGGCTGGAGATTGATTGGCGGGCGCTCGGTCGAGGCGCCTTCGCGCGGCGCGGCCCGGCTTCGGACCCGGCATTTGCAGCGCCAGCCGTTGGGCGGGTAGTGCGTGGCCCACCAGCTGTCATCGACCGGCAGCGTGGTGCCGACCCACGAGAGGTGCAGCGGTCGCTTCCGCTCCGACAACGAGGTCATGTATTCGAGATACGGCAGCACGTCCTTGGTGCGCTGGATGCGGATCCAGTCGCCCGCCGCCTCGGCCGAGCGGATGTTGGCGTCGTAGATGAGGGACAGGCGCCGCACCGAACCGAGCTGCGCCTTCACCAGTTGCCCGGTGCGTGGATCGCGCACGCGCCTTTCGCCCCACCAGCCCTTGGCGCGCAACGTCGGCTCGAGCTGCGCACGGAACTGCTCGAAGGGGATGCGGTCGACCACAGCCTGCCGCGTGGCCGCCCTGATATCGTCCAGGACGTCGAAGCCGGCCGTGCGGGCAACGGTATAGCCGAGGGCGTGCTCGCGCGGCGACCACTCGGACCACCGAAACGACGGCCGCGAAGGTCGCCGGTCGAAATACTCGACGACCTCCTTCGGCGTCTGGTTGAACAGGTCGTCAAGCGACATGAGCGGCCCCGCCGGACAGGCGCCCACCGGCGCGCGAGGACTTCCGGGACGGCCCGATGGGCGCGCCGGCCCGAAGAGGCGCCCCCAGGGGCTTCAAAACCCCTTTAACGGCGGCGCTGCGCCCCTCACTCCTCTCCCGCATCGCCGCGCCCCCTGCCGATCATGTTCAGGACCGCGATCCGGCGGGCGAGCCCGTCTACCGGCAGCTGCCCGTCAAGCCGGTCGAGGGAGGCGAGGAACTCGTCATAGTCGCGCGCGTCCTCGGCCGCCGCGCGGACAGCCTGCAGGATCGGATCCATGACCGGGCGCCAACCGTCCAGCTCGGCCGCGACGAGCGCGTCGATCTCGTCCTGGTCCTCACCGCCGTCCGCCTGCAGCCGCGCCGGGCCACAGGCCGGGCACACGCGCGGATCGAGACGGTAGCGGGACGGCATAGCCCCGCGCCCGGGCGGGGCGTCCCCATCCACAGACGGGCGCGCTCCCGCGCCCCCTATGGCGCTGGCCTTCTCAACCGGCACCTGCGGGGCAGCGCGAGCCTGTCCGGCCGTGAGCAGCTTGGCGCCCTTGGCCGGCTCCTTGAGGCCGAGCACGTCGTAGACCTGAGACTGCTCGACTTCGAGCCCCCGGTCGACGAGCGAGGTCACCGCATTCGACCAGACCTGCAAATCCTTCCGCTCGGGGATCGGGAAGTGCACCTTGGGATAGGCCACCTGCGGCCCGAAGTTGAGCTGCACCACGGGGATGATGAGCTGCTGCATGAGCGTCAGCTGCAGATCCCGCGTGTCGGAGCGCTTGATGTCGATGCGGACCTTGTCGAGCGTTTCCTCGCCGGCACGGGACGAGGCGGTGCCGTCGCCGGGCTTGCCGATGATCAGCTTCGACATTTGCTCGTCGATGAAACGCGCGTGACCCTCGAACGGCCGGTCGGAAAAACCCTTCGGCTCCACGAACTCGATGTTCATGCCCTCGGGAACGATGGCGGCGGCATCGCGGCCGAGGCGTCGCACTGCGGCGAGCAGGACGGCGCGGTCGTCCTTCGACGAGCCCGGCCCGTATTTCCCGAGGCGCAGCGGCATGCCGTAGACTTCGAGGAACTGCGCCCAGTCCCGCATGCTGAAGCTCTTGAACATGAACGCCCAGGCCGCGATGCGCGCGAGCCCGTTGCGCGCCGGCAGGCCCATCTTCAGGAGCGGAACGTGCGTGAGGTACTTCAGCGGCGTGAGCGGCCGGCCGTCCGGTTCGGCCTGGATGCGCAGGCGAAACGCGCGCCGGGTCTCGCGGTCGAAGTGGAACAGGCGCGGGTCGCGCCAGATGAACCGCTCCGGCACCCAGCGGTTGCCCGTCCGCCAGACCATCTCGACGACGGAATAGCCCTTGGCGAGACCGTCGACGAGCATGTCGGGCAGTTGCTGGAAGGCCGGCGTCTCGACCAGCTCGTTGCGCAGGAAGTCGGCGATCTCGACGTCGCGGGCGTTCTCGCTTGCCGGGTCGACCTGGACGTTGAGCGATGTGACGCCGTTCTTCCGGGTCTCCAGCACGTAGCGATAGTGCAGCTCGCGCTCCTCCATCTCCTCGGCGAGGGTCAGGAAGTCGTACATGTCGCCGGCGGCGGCATCGCGCAGGGACGACGCAAGCCGGGCGGGCGTCAGGCCGGAGGCGACGGTCTCGTCGAACCTGTGCTGGATGCCGGTGACGCTCGGCACGGCCTCCTCGCGCTCGAGTTCGCGCCGACTGCGGATAGGGACGCCGGTCCAGTCGACCAGCCCGGGTTTGTCAGCCATCACCGCACCTCACCAAAGGCCGTCATTGCGGCCCGGCATCATGTTGTCGCGATAGGAATCGACCGGGCGCAGCCGCCGGCGCCGCTCGTACTCCGCGTCTGCGCCCGGCTGGGCGCTCTCGTAGCCGTAGGCCTCGAACGGCTGGCGCGTCGCCGAATAGGCGAGCACGATGGCGATGCCGGCGTCGCCGTGCCGCGTGCCGCCCGTGGCCGTGGTGGTACGCAGGGCGGGCAAGGTCGCGATGCCCTTGATGACCTTGAAGGCGCGCAGGTCCGCCGACACCTCGGCATCCTTCGGAACGGCGATCATGTCGTCTTCAAAGGCCGCTTTAACCGGCGGCATCTCGACCCGGTACCATTCGGTCGAGAACTTCACCTCGACCATGCGCTGCCCGAATTTCTGCATGCCGCTCTCGGCGAGGCTGGCGCCGATGCCGGTGGCGTCCGTCCGGCCGCCGATGAAGCGCGGCAGGCCAGCGACGAGGGCGTCGCGGATCTGCTCCTGCTGCTGGAAGGGCACGCGCTGCAGCTCGACCATGAACGGCACCACGCGGCGCATCAGCCGGCTGATCTGCATCGGGCACATCACCGTGAGGTCGCGGTGACGGCCGACGTCCATGCCGAACCCGGTCATCAGCGTCGGATCGAGCGTCGCCCGCATGACGGGCAGCAGCTCCTCCTCGATCCAGCGCTGCACCGTCGCCTTGCGGATGTGCTCCGGTTCCAGGGCGAACGACTCGGGGAACGACAGCCGCAGGATCGGCGCATCCACCATGCGCGCCTCGATCAGGGGCGACGGCAGCCACGCGCCCGAGCCCTGGCTCGGGATGCAGTACAGCTCCTCGTCGGCCCCATCGCGATAGTCGCTGACGAGCTTCTCGCGCCAGTCCGCCTCCTTCTCCGGGGTCCACTCGCCGTGCTTGTGCGAATTGACAAGGCACATGCGCTCGAACAGCCCGTCGCGAAGCGCATCGTCGAGGTCGAAGCGCACCAGGCCGTAATTGACGCGGCCGGCGCGGATATCGGTGATGACCTGGTTGAACGGATTGTCGGCGCCGTTGTGGGTGCTGATGACCAGCACCTTGCCGCCCCACATGAGGAAGGCCATCGCGGCCTTCAGCAACTCGGCGAGGTTGTCGACGAAGGCGGCCTCGTCGAGGATGGCGAAGCCCTGCCGGCCGCGCAGCGAACGCGGCTTCGACGACAGGGCGACGATGGAGAAGCCCGACGCGAAATCGATCTTGAGCGCCTGGATGCCCTTCTCGGACCCGTCGTCGAAGATCGTCTCCGAGATGCCGGCGCAGACCTTTTCGAACAGGCGCGCCCACATGGCGGCGGCGTCGATGAACTCCTTCGCCATGTCATGGGACGTTCCCATGTACAGGGTGTCCATGCCGCCGTTATTGCGCGGGCTCGCCGAGCGCAGGACGGCGTCGGCTGCCGCGCCCCAGGTGGCGCCCGTGCGGCGGCTCTTCTCGACGAACACGACGTCGTACTGCTCGCACGCCAGGACGATGCGGGCCTGATAGCCGAGCAGGACCGTGGTCTCGCGCCAGTCGGCCGCGGTGGCGCGGCCCTGCTGGGTGCGGATGAATACCCACTCGTCGCGTGTCGGCCGCGCCGTGATGTCGGCGGTCGCGGCGGTGATGGCGATCGAAGCGGCAGCGGCCGTCGTGATCCCGTCGCGCAGGCCTTTGCGGATCGCCTTGCCGGCGGCCTTGAGGATGTCCCCGTCAGCCATCGCGGACCCCGAACAACTCGCGCTTGAAGTCCTCCTTCGCTTCCGGGCTGAGCCCCTTGAAGGCGCCGACCTTGTCGACGGCATCGTCGACCTTCTTGCGGAAGTCCTTCTCGATGATCTTGCGGGTGTCGGCCGAGATCTTCTTGGCGCGCTCGGCCGAGGCGACGGCGGTGGCGAGGTTCGCCACCATCTCGGCCGTGAGCGGCGTCGCCTTCAGGTTGCCGGCGTTTTCGAGCAGCTCGAACACGAGGCTCTTGATGGTCTCGCTGACGAGCAGCGTCAGTTTCTCGTCGCCGCCATCCTCGAACTTCGTGGCAAGGGCGCTGGCGATCTCACGAACCTCGCCCAGGCGGTGCGCCATGCGCGCGGTGCGTACGGCCGCCCGGTTGAAGGCCGAGGAGCTGATCGGGTCGATGCCCTTGAGCTTCAGCCGCAGGTTGAGCTGCTCGCGGATCTCCTCCTGGGTCATCTTGCGCTCGCGCAGCTGCGCGAACGCCCAGGCAACATCCTCTTCGGCTTCGGGCGGAAGAAGGTCGATCGACGAAAGGCGGCCGCGTCCGCGCGCCATGATCAGGCCTCCGGCGAGGGGCGCTTGACGCCCTCGATCACGATGCGCCGGGCGACATGGTCGGCGCCCTTGGAGGTGAGGCTCGCCACCCGCACGGTGCCGGCCTCGACGACGGCCACCGCGCCGAGATCGGCGAGCCAGCGCAGCTCCTCGTGCACCCACTCGCGGGTCTTGGTGATGCCGAACGACTCGAGGGCGAGGCGCAGCAGCTCGCTGTTGAGGCGCCGGTCCGCCTGCTCGTCGAGCGCGCGCAGGATGATGAGGCGCGCCTCCTCACGGATGAGCCGGTCCATCAGGTTCATGATCTGCCCTTCGCCTGTTCGAGGAAGAGTTCCTGCAGCCGCCGGCTGATTTCGGCGACGGGCTTGAGGCGCTCGGCCAGCACGCTGATGTCGCCCTGCATCTCCTTGATGGCCAGCTCCATGCGGTGGGAGACGTCCTTGTCGGGCAGGTGGCGCATCTCACCTTCCAGGGTGATGAGCCGGTCCTCGATGTCGTCGATGCGCTTGTTGCTCGCGGCCAGCTGGTCGCGCGTCACGAACTTCGACGAGAGCAGGATCACCGCGATCGAGCCGAGGAGCGCCAGCGCCCCGCCGTAGGCCTGGATGAACGTCATCAGCTCGCTCACGGGGAGGCGCTCCCGTCGACAGCGGCGACGGCCGCGGCGCGCCGTTGCTCGCAAGCGCGCAGCTCGGCACGGTCGCGGCCCCACCAGCGCGTCACCTCGGCCGAGGTGATGCCGCGGTCGGGCAGCGGCACCGGCGCCGGGCACGGCTCGCGCACGGCGGGCGGCAGGCTTGGCCGCACCAGCTCCGTCCGGATCACGGGATCACCGGGCGCCGTTGAGCAGCCGGACGCGATCGCGCCCCAGGCCGCCATCATCGCCACCAGCAAGGGCCGCATTTGCCTCCTCCAGCTCCTTCAAATCCGCTTCGAACTGCTGTTTCGCGTCGCGCAGAGACTTCTCGGCCTGCATGGCTGCCTCGACCTGCTGCAGGCGCATGGCCGCGACCTTTGCGTTGGACGCTTCGATCTCGGCCCGCCAATGCGCATCCCGCGCCGCGCGCGCCTGCGTCGCCGCGTCGTTGACCAGGCGCTCGATCGCGGCCGTCGCCCGCCACGCGCCGAGGCCGGCGACAGCGAGGAGCGCCGCAACCGCGAGGGCGATGGCGCCCGCCCGGCCGAGGCGCTGCGCGAAATAGGTGCCGATGGCGGCGATCATGGCTGTTGCTCCCGGTCGTGGCGGCCGAAGTCGATCCTGTCGTCGCGGTCGTAGGGCGGCCGGCCGCGCCGGCCGGCGCCCAGCTGGCCGCGCAGGTCGAGATGGCCGACGCCCTGGTAGACGCCGAGGGTCGCGGCGATCAGCATCATCATGGGCGGCACCACGGCCTCGGCCATGCGATCGCCGAGCCACATCGCCCAGGCGATGCACGTCCACGCCGGCACGAGCGTGCCGATCGTCAGCCCGCGCGTGAAATGGCGCTTCGGCTTGATGAGCCCTTCGCTCATGCGTCGCCACCGTGACGCTGCAGGAAGAGGGCATCAGCAATCGCGCGGCGGGTCGCTGCGTCGACGATGCCAGTGGCGGAGAGATTTGCGCGCCGCTGGAACGCCGCCACGACGGCCGCCGTGCGCGGGCCGAACTGTCCGTCGATGCCGGTCTCGATGCCGAGCTCGACCATCTCGGCCTGGAGCAGACGCACGTCGACACCGGCGCAGCCCGACCGCAGGGTGCGCACGGGCAGCTCGCCGGGCAGGAAGATGGCACGGGCGATGGCGGTGAGCTGGCGGCGATCGTCGAGCCCATTGGTGCCGCCGTTGATGCGGCGCGTGACCGCGACGACGTCGTCGGCATCCGCGGCCTCGCGACAGCCGGCCTCGGCGAAGAACGATGCTGCCAGCCGGAACGCGATGCCGGGCTCGGCCGCGAGGTCGGGGTCCTCTTCAAGGTCCACACCGATCCTGCGGCCGTAGTGGCGGTAGTTGGCCCGGCCG